CTGGGCGATCTTTTCACCCGGCTGAATGAATTGAGATTCCTTGCCGATATTGTGGAGGTTGACAAACACTTCTCCCGTATAACCTGAGTCGACAACACATGCGCCGACAACCAAGGAGCGGCGTGCTGCCATACCCGAACGGTTCTTAACTTCTATCATGTATCCATGTGGAATACCAAACTTGAGTCCCGTGGAGAAGAGCCCAGACGAACCGGGGGTCAGCCACTTCCCTGCTACTTCTTGATCATCCGGGCTATAAAAAACATCTAGCCCAGCGTCTGAGGGGTTTGCTCTTTGAGGGGTGCGGGCATTGTGTCGAGTTTTTGAGAACTGAATAATCAAATCACACCTCCCTCTTCGTCTCCTGAAAACATTTGGAAGTTTTCTACTACCTCATCGATGTCTACCTTGCCCTTAAACAGTCGGTATGCCTTGACTGCTGCGCTAATCTCATCCGTACTGAGCCAGTTGTTCTCCTTAAATTCAGATCGCAGATCTCGCTTCTGCTCCTTGTAAGGCTCCATTGCTTCTTCGATTGCTGCTAGTGAACGGATATACTCCTTGACATAGCGCTTTCTTTCATTGTTTGTGTTAGCCATAATGGCCCTCCTTTTGTGTTTACTCTATTAATATAGCAGATGTGTGATGTGTTGTCAACTACTAATCTACATGAATTTGAAAAACTTGTAACAGGAACCCTCTAATCAATTGATCCCTTTCTTCGTCAGTTTCTGCTTCAGAAAATAAAAAATTATATGTACTCTTTTCTTTCTTGATCTGCTGTTCTAACAAGCCAGTTTCTTTCTTCATCCATCTTGTTTGTTGATCATAGTTTTTAGGTGTCTGTATCTTTAGCTGTGAGGCAATATCTAATAGGATGAAGTATTTTCTATCTTCAAGTGACTTATTAGCTCTTTGGAACATAATTACCTTCACTTCCCTCTCCTCGGGTGCCATATCGCGTAACCTGTCGGGGTGGATTTTAAGGGCAATTTTTTTAAAAAGCTTTGAGAAAGCTTCGTGCACTGCTGTTTCATCAGCGGTCATTTCGTGTTTGTCGCTTTTTCCATCGGAGTTCTTATTATGCAAAGCTATCGTCGTATCGTCAGGGGTGTGTATTTCGGCTTTATCGGTGTGTTCTCTATCTGGTATTGTTTTTTCAATATTGTATAGATCTTCGACTCTATTCCGGTGACGATCATTAAGCTCTGCGATGTTGATCCCGCGCGCCCTACAAAAAGCCTCATAGTGCGCCTGGAAATCTTGTGCAGTGTCTCTTGCTATTTCTTTTATTATTTCAACCTCTTCATAACTAAAGCGCAAGTGGCTTAGGGCGCGCTTCCATTTATTCTTTTTAGCGACAGACATACCCTAAGTAGAATTAATTAAAAGCGAATGAAACCTTTGTTTCGATTTTTAATTCAGGTACGCGCAAATGGTTGGCAATTTTATGCTTCTTGCACTCATTAGCATCCAAATACCAGTCTGCGTGACCCTTCTCGTGCACAATGTCAAGAAAATATTCATCGTGGTGACCACAATTTTGAGCCATCATACGATAAACAATCTGATTGAGTCTTTCGGTTTCGCCGGCATCAGCCTTCACTTCTTCAACCTTTCCTCTGGACATGGAACTCACATCATGAATCATAACTGTCGAATTCGGATCCATATACCTCATACCATCAGCACCAAAACTGAACAAGATAGCCCCGCAAGACATTGCTTTGCCTTGCACAATGGTGGCCACAGGAACTCGCGAATGTTGAATATCTGAAATCATAGACATGAGGCTATAGACTTGACCGCCGTAACTATCAATGATGATCGGCACGACTGGCTGACCAGTATTCTGAGCCTTGGTCATTAATTCGGAAAATTCCTTCGCAGCGGCTTCGTCAAACTTGCGTACCCTGATAACGGTCGGCAAATTAGGTCTGAGTTCTGGCTCTTTGAGCAACGGGCTAAAAGTTTCAATGATGTTCATTCGGTTCCCTCCTTGAATGATATCTTATTATACCAAATGCTGTATATTTTGTCAACAGCTTATGCCAACAACTTAAAAGTTTTTCCTACGGCATACGTCGAAAAGCCCCAGTTCTCGTCATACTTTAAGCGAGCCATATATGGGCGGTTCAGATGGATACGATCCTTCTCGGGCTTGATGCCCCAGCATCGGATACGAGTAAGCTCGTTGTTGGAATCAATAACTTCTACAATCCAGTAGTCTTTACCTTTCTTCGTTTTCTTTGGTACAATCTTACGTGGAATAAACCAACACACTTGAAGCTCTTGATCAAACTCTGAGATTGGTGGCACGAACCTGTCTTGCAAGCGTTGCACCGTCTCTGGCTTGATAACCAAGTTCATCGGAAAGACCCCAGTCAGGTCAGACTTGAACTGAATAATCTCTGACTCAGAGAAGTCCCCTTCTGGTTTATATAGCTCGATGTTCTCGCCAAGCTTTTTTAGGTTCTTTGGGCGATCTACAACACATGCAGACCAAAAGTGCTTGCGACCAGTAAAGCGACTGTCGACAATGTTATCCAAAGCTCCGCCGCGACACAAAGCATCAAGACACTTTTTGTTTAACTTGGAGTACGTAATGTTCTCATTAAACAAAAGTTCTTCGGCACTGTTTAACGGGCGGTTTGCTAAAATCTGCTCGATTGCGGCCGTGCCCAGACCCTTGATAGAAGTGAGTGGCTGAATGAGTGTTTTTCCGTCATCGCTGATCTCCCACACTGTACCAGACTTGTTCACATCAAGCGGCGCAATGTCGAAGCCATATTGCTTGGCAATATTAATAGCCTTCTCTTTGCGTGTCTCCGGTTCCTTATCCAAGAAAGCAGCCATCCATTCTGCCGGATAGTAATTCCACAGCCACGCACACTGATAGGAGATGATCGAGTAACTTACAGCGTGTGACTTGTTAAAACCATAGCCCGAGAAGAATTCAAACTTGTCCCAGAGGGATTGGGCTTCATCGCGCGCAATATTATTAACTACACAGCCCTTGATAAACTTATCATGCAGCAGACCTTTAACGGACCCCTTGCCTGTGCCCTTCTTTGTCAGAACCTTGCGGAGCATGTTGCCCTCATCAAGAGTCAGTCCGCCGAGCTTGTGAGCAAGCAAAGCAATCTGCTCCTGGAAGATTAGGAACCCGTATGTCTCCTCGGTGATCTCACGAGCTTCATCGGAAAGGTAGCTAATACGCTGCGGGTGCCCCTTTGCTTCTACATAATCTGCATCAACGCCCGCCGATAGTGGACCGGGTCGAAAGATTGAAGTAATAGCAGAAACATCAATGATATTGTTCGGCTTAGCCTTTACACAAAACTGTTGAGCGCCGGGTTCCGTGAATTGGAACACTCCTGCCCACTTTCCTGTGTGGAACACATTCTCATAGATAGCCGCGTCGTGCATGTCCATCTTATCGGGGTGCAACTTATCTTCATAGTAGTCTCGCACTTGTGCAAAGGTTGGATTCTCTACTCCGTGATGACGGCGCAGGATATGTTCGATGCAACCCTCCATCATCTTAAGAGTAGACAGCCCAAGCAAATCAAACTTAATGAAGCCCATAGGCTCAAGGTGTCGAACGTTTTGACCCTCTGCCCACGGTGCTTGGCGTACACCACCTGAATTGATCAGCGGCATGTTCGCATCAAGGTTCTCAGCAATCACTACACCACCAGCATGACGGGAGCAAGAGCGTACTTGACCGACCAATCCCTCAACGTGTGTCTTGACTTGTGGATACTTGTTGAGATATGCCCTAAGCGCAGGAGAAAACTCCATCACTTCTTCCCAAGTCGGGGCATACACTCCAGCCTTGATACCGTGCTTTCGCTTTGCTTCCGGTGTGGCTTCGCGAATCATGATAGAAGTAACAGTGTTCACTTCGGTGAATGGAATGTTGTACAACTTAGAGATATCCTTAATCAAAGACTTAAGCTGCAGCGTATTCCAATTAGAGATTGGTGCGACACAATCTTCGCCCCAGATCTCCACTAGCTTCTCTTTTAGAGACATGCTGTCAGATACATCATAATCAATATCTGGGTAGTCCTTAGCGTCAGAGCGGAGGAACCGAGAGAACAGAAGGTCATACTTGATTGGGTCTACTTGTGTAATACCAAGCGCATAGGCTACTAACGAGCCGGCAGCAGAGCCGCGGCCGGGACCGGTGAGCATCATTTCTGTTGCTACGTCGACAATCGATTTCATTGTCAAGAAGTATTTAGAAAAGCCGCGGTCATCAATAACATTCAGTTCGTGCTTCAGCCGCTCGATATAATCCTTATTTTTGTGATGCCCTCTATCTTTTAACCCCTCAAGGGCATAATTAACAAGCGCTTGAGTAGCGGTAAACCCCGCCGGTACAACAAACTCCGGAAGACGAACGGTATTGTCTGGGAGGAACGATTCGATTCTATCGAATGCGATCCTGTGCGTTTCTTCAATACTTTGCATCACCAACTCATCATCGTATTCAAATCCTTGGTCTTTGGAGTATTGTTTATAACTCTCCCAGATCTGATCACCATTCTTTGGATACAATTCATAGCCAATCTCTTCTACACCTTCGGGAAGCTGTGACTCTTCGTCTGCCCACGAAGGTCGACCCTTGCCCAGCCAGCCTAGACGCTTGTACAGCTCACGATCCTTCCATGCGGTTGGCGTAGGATAGTGACTATCTGCGGTAGTGATCAAGCTAACGCCCATCTCTTGTGCTGTCTGGATAACATATTTGTTGAGTTCGTGCTGTTCTTTAATGTTATTCCACTGAATCTCAGCGTACCAGCGGTCTCCAAAGATATCAACCATACTTTGCGTTGTCTCTCGCATTGCATCCAAAACTGCTTCATCTCCTTCCTCGCGGTTCTCCCAGTAGTTTCCAGCGTATACACCGCCAAGACACGCGCTAGCGGCGATGATTCCTTCGTTGTACTTCTTTAAAAGCTTATAGTCTATACGAGGGTACCTATAGAAATTTTCTGACTGGTAGCTCTCTGAGACTAGTTTAAACAGGTTGTTCAGTCCAGTCTGGTTTTGCGCCAGAAGAACTAGGTGGCGGCGACGGCGGAGGATATCTTGAGTCTTCTTTGAAGCACCCTCATCCTCAACAGTCGCGCCTGAAGCTGCATCCTTCTTAGCAGAGCGTGCGCGCTTCTTATCTTCCATCGCGCGAGTGTACTCTTCTCGCCATTCATCGATCGATGGGATGAAGTAAGCCTCGCACCCAAAGATAGGCTTAAACTCCTTGCCGGAGTCTTTCATATTCTTCGCGTGAAGAACCTGATATGCCAACCCGTTCATGTTGCCATGATCTGTGAGAGCCAGTGCTTCTCCACCATTCTCATAGCAAAAGTCCATATGCGCTTGGGGGTACCCAATCGCATCAAAAATAGAACCTGCCACACTATGGGCGTGTAGCCCAACAAACTTAATCTTAGAATCAGAACGATCCATTATGCCTCCTTGGAAATTTTGATTACGTCTCTAATATAACACACTTCAGCTGAAGAAGCAAGTAAAATACTCTCTCGATCACCATCACCGATATTAGTAATGAGCATTTGACTCATACCATCAATCTTGTTTAGTGTCTTCCACGCTTTGTCTTTATATATGATAATTGAGCCGACCGGAACGCGACCCAAATTAGTTTCTTCAGTCTTTAACTTCATCCACATAAGGTATATTAACATGAATGTGAGGTAAAGTCAACTCCTTTCTAGGAGTTTCTACAGTATTTTTTGACCCCAGGTATTCAACGTATCCCTCCCACGTTGAAATGTCATGGTGCCACTCTATTTCCATGCAAGTGCTGCCCTCTTCATTCAGAGGTTCTAGCACTTGCTCTAGCGAATAGTCTTTTGCTATCCACCTCTCGCTCACCGGTCGTTTCTGGCTCGGATACTTTTGGCCGGGTAAGGGGGGTAAATACTCCCTTGTTGTTGTTTTGTTTATTAGGTTTCTGCATGCTTTAAAATCATCTCCTTTCATTGTAAAAGACAGAAGTTCTCCATCTTTAACTGTTTTGTTATCATGTTTTAGAAAAAAATTAGCTTTCGAATTGGAAATATTCTTTCTATAGTCTCTTACACTATAGACGTCATAAACTGACATCGGGAAGCTAATATAATAGTTCTGTGGGGTTATCCATTTCGATATTTTATATGCTGCATACCACGAAGAGTATACCCCATGTAAAATTGACCACCCATAAGAATCTCGGCGAGCGCGATCTTTCGGGTGGATAGGGACATAATAAATAGGTATCTCTCGCCGATGATCCGAATAAAATTTAGTAAAAGTTCTTTCGTAATAAACGGGGTCGTAAATCCAATCACCCACTACCTTTCGCACTATCGGCGCTAAGTCATGATTAGCTACTATCCAAATAGTATTACAGCCCGCCATGGCGCACTCAAAAACTGATTTTTGAATTGCTGAGAATCCGTTATTCACTGGGAGCAGGATCTCCGGGATAGGTGTCTGTATATCTGTTTGCAAATTGGCAACCGGGATTATGCCGGCTGTGTGCACGTGACTACTCACTCGATCCTCTTAAAAATCTATCGTAGTCCAGATGAACCGCTTGTAGATTTTTGTATAACTCGTTTTCATCAACTTCTTTAGTTTTAAAGCCGCTGGTCTTAAAGGATGTGATTTTCTCTGTTGCATGTTTCTCTCTTCGCATATGCGTTGTTTTAAATTTATAATATTTTGGATTGCCGTTAGGTCCATACCCGTTAAACTGCCCTTTCATACCCCTGTCCTCCATCTCTGAAATAAGTTTGAACTTAGCCATGGTCTCGGAGTAGTTAAAATCTCGGATCTGCTCTTCGCTCAATACTGACAGGACACAAGCATCTTTAACAGGAGTATTTCCATCAATGCGGTCTGATGAATAAAACCATATTCGTTTAACGAAATCATCCCTTGTCTCAATGAAGTCAATATCATGTTTCCCACCTTTGTTAAAAGCTACCCAATCATAGCATATATATTCATAATTATCAAGTGTTTTTTGTTCGAACAGCCCTTGGACGTTATTATCTCCAAAATAATAACACTGATTGAACCTTATCTCAGCTATTTTAGAGTATTCATTATAGCAGCTTATTGAGTTGTCGCCTGCTCTGATGCTGTGGCATAAATTTGAAAGTGGTACACGACCGCTAATTGATAACAGGAACATTAGGCGCTCCCAAACCAAACTCTTGGATAACCCAACGTCGATTAGTCCTTGATGTGTCGTTAAACTTTTTGGCCGGAGGCCATTTGGTAGATTCAAAAAAGACAAATCAATTGTAGGTTCAAAATAATCAAACCTGAATGGCTTTCGAAAATCTGAAAAAACTACGGGGAAAAAATTTTGGGCTGCGAACAGAATTGCATTCAAAGAACTGCCCAACACCACACTGTCGTACTCAAGTATCAATCGTCACACAAGTCGCCAGCAGTTATGTCCTCGTTAGTAACTTCGTCTAACAGGCTTTTAATGTCCAAACCGGCGCAGTCAATCTTTCTTTTGCTAACGTGATAGTGGCTAACGAAACCACTAAATTTCCCATAGGTTACCTCTTGTTCGTACTGAGTTGATGTGCTTCCAAATTGGTTGAGTGGTGTCTCTAATGGTATTCCTGTAGCTTTATGTATCGCTCTCCAAAGAGACTTTAGTGCCTCTATCTGTTTCGGATAAAACCCCATGAAAGGATCGAGTTTGTTGTGATGAACCCATGCGTTTTCCACCATGGGTCTTTCACCAAAGCCATTTTTAACATACCAGCCTTGGTATTTGGGATAATAAGCATTTGAAATCTCGACACCCACTGATGCCCTATTCGCTCTTTCGCTACCAGCATGCCAAGCCCCATGTTGCATGTCAAGTGTTTGATAGATTGTTCCGTCGTTGTCAATAAGGAAATGAACAGAGATTCCCCTCTTATCTAATACAGATTGACAGGATCTAGAACTTAAGCAAACATCCCAATGATTGACGAAATAACGTACACCTCTTCTGGGTCGTCCGGCGTAGCTATAGTGAGTCCCTGGTTTGGCTTTCATACCACCTTGCTCGGACCACAGGACAACTTTTTCCCAATCAATCGGAAAAAATTCATTATTATATACAATGTAATTAGAGTAACTACATTCGCGGGGCTTGTGGTTATCTATTTCAGCTTGGCGTTCGGTCCACAAACGACGAAAGGTGCTAGGTCCGCAAAGACCGTCTGCAGTTATACCATTACTCTTCTGCCACTTCTTGATAGCACGAGTCAGCTTGTCGTCAAAATACTTCTCCCCAAACCAACTGGGATCCCAACCAAGTCTAACTGATGAGGATTCATTGTAAAAGTTTTTATCTATAGGCATACAGCAATTGCCCCTTTATATTGCAATTTAAGAAATTATACCTAATATATAGTTCTCTAAAATAACATTTATGGTTTTGTCTCCAAAGTTAATCTCCTCAACCATGGTCTTATCAACAACTATTTCTGTGCCCTTCCGCAGAGATTCTAAGAATTTAACGTCTTCTGACGTTGCTATGACCGTGGCAGTCGCGTACCTCTGCTCTGTCGGCTTATACTCTTCTGGCAATAGAATACCTGCTGCTGTCTCGTTCTGATTTGGCGTGCCTAAATCAATATGTATGTGTCTGTTTAATGGTATGAACATTGTTTCCTCTTTTTAAATTGTACATGTATCGTTGGTGCAAAACTTGCTACCGATGCCGCCTTCCTCAAAAGACATGCGTTGGACCGGTTTTATGTTTGCTGACATCTCGTTGAACTTTTCTTCAGTGATTGGTTCATAGGGCGCCTGCACGTATCCAGTTTCTTGATATTTTAAGAACGAAACGGCTTTCAAACGCGTTTCGTACATCTCCAGAGCGCTCTTAATCTGAGTCGATTCACTCTCGTTAAACGTCACCGTAATTGAAACAGAATTGTCCGCCCAGTAATGTTGATATTGTGCCGCAATCTCAAGCTGTTCCCATATGGACACGTCCTTCTTTCCTTTCTGAAAATATGGCTCTTGCACCGGAAATTCTACCACCATGGTATTGGGCGAATATGAATCCTTCTCTATCTTATAGCCTGCTTCCTCTAATTGTTTAAGCATCTCTGAGCTTTCCGCAAATCTAATTCTTCTAATATAGAACTCGCTCTCAGGAAAGTGAATCCCTGGAGTAGATCCATTAAGTAAAGACACTGTGCCGGATGGCTTGATTGAAGTCATTCTAACAGACTTTGGAATACACAGCCAGTTGGAGTACTCTTCATCAAGGCTCTTCACATGCTCATATGCGTTATCACACATCTCATACACTTCTCTTCTGCCGAACTTGTTAAATGCCTGAACAACTCCAGATTGGGAGAGCCCGATGCGGCGATTTTTAAGCATCTTTGCATTGGTTTCCGGCCAATGTGTGTTAGAAAGAGTGATAGTCTTGCCATAAAGATACGCGATCTTAAGGGTTCGAAGATAGTCTTCCATATCTTCGTGCTTTGCTGGGTAAGTTTCCACCAAGCAGCATAATTCTGCATCCTCTAACTGTTGTTCTACACACGGGTTAAAGCCGGCGACATTCACATCATCATATCTCAATCCATCTTTAAAACGACCGCGGGTGCGAGCATTCTCCAGCCAAATATATCCCGGCTCTCCATTCTTCTGGGATTGTGCGGCATGCCAAGTGTAATCCATTCCGACGACGGCGTTAAAAGAATTGTTGGAACCCCACCGGTGGTGCATCAGCTTCTCTGAATCGTTCTTCATTTCAAGATATCTCTTGTCATCATGTCGACCCATAGCCAGAGCCGCGGACCGACGTACGTTCCCTGACACAACACAGCGCCCGATAAGGTTTTCGGTGTCAACTATATCTACTGAGCTTATTGGTTCACCGACCTTCCCGGAAAACAACTCAATTAAACTCTTGTGCAGTTCAATGAGGGGACCGGCGCCGGATGAAGTGCCGCCGAAACCGTGGATAAGGGCGCCTTCAGGGCGAATAGCCGAATAATCGAACTTGGGTACTTTAGAACCAAAAAAGAATCCGTCTAATAGTGTGTGCACAGAGTCGACCCAGCCTTCGCGAGAGTCATCAATGAAAAGAGTATCATTAGTATACTGTGGTTCATTGATAACAATTGTGTTCGCTCCCTCAGTATCAAAACCAACTCCGATACCGACCATAAGCGCATCCATCATCCAAGCGAAAAGATAGCCGCCCTTAGTCGCTAGATCGCGAGTAGAACGAAAGGCACAATTAAACAATCCAGCTGCGGTCCTTTCTTCGATAAACTTCGTTCCCATCATCCATAAGCCGCGACCAGGGGGTGTCCACTTTAATGTGAATAAGCGCTCATAAGCATCTTTAGCGGTTCTCTGAGCCTTTGCGTCATTCCATTCCAAACCTAGCATGAAAACATGCTGTTTTTGCATATTGAACATACCTTCCACAACGCGGCGGCATGTCTGCCACCATTCTTCGGTGCCTGAAGCTTCTGGATCAAATTCGCTTAATCTCCTCGCGTACGTTCTCTTGAACGTTACATACCCCAATGGACCCCAAGGTACTTCCTTCATCTTATACGGCTCCACAAAGGTATCCGAAAGTCTAAAGCGCCTGATGTTGTCAATTGTTCTCATTATCTTTTATTCCTTTTTAGTTTAGAGTACTTAGCTTGTAGCAACTGCTTTTGCGCTGTCGGTCCCAAAGAGACTGGCGCGGTGACCACTGCCGGATTGCTGTTGGCGTTGTTGTGGTTAGTTGTATTTGGCAATATCTTGATATTGACGTTGGAGGTGTCCATGAAAATTGGGAACACCATTCCATCTGGTCCGTTTCTGTTCTTGGCAATGAATAACTTACCTTGATTATTTTGTTTGTCCTCGATAGTACGAGAGACAGAAAAAATGAAGTCGGCGACAAAGCACTTATTAAATGCCTCTGAGATTTGCTCCATCGTGATCACTTCGGCGCTTAGACCAGAGCGGTTAGTTTGCGAAGCTGTCCAGACTGGACACTGGAACTCTGCTGAGATTCCCCTCATCTCTTCGTAGATTGATTCCAACTCATTTCTTTTTTCTTTTCGTACTACAACGGGTTTCAAGAGATCTCCATAATCTATAATTACCATGCCCGGATTGATTCCACGCTTTATCAATCTTGATAAGTGTGCTTTAATCGTGTTAGTCGAGGCAGATTTTGTCGGGTATTCTTTAATAATTAGTGAGCCCTCAATATCTTTGATCTCCTCATAGACTTCTTCTTTAAAATTTATTATCTCATCGAGAGGATAGCCTGTGATGCAGCTATCATATCTGTTGGCGATTACAGTTTCTTGAAGCTCCAATGTATAGTGGACGACTGTCTTTCCTTCTCGTAATGCCTCGGCACCCAAGTGTACCAGAACCATAGATTTTCCAGCGCCAGTGGGGGCAATCACAACACCAAGCTCGTTTTTGCCCAGTCCCCCTCCTACAATATTATCGATATCAGACCATCCGGTTGAGACCGGCTTTCGATGTTTCGGCACAAATCGCGCTTCGAAGTCTGCGAGATAGTCGTAGCCAAAGTTGTTATCCGATCCTAGTTTTAGCGCGTTGTTAATCTCTGTAGATATTTCATCAAAGGAGCATGTTTGAAGGAGCCCCACGGACTTCATCATTGCTTCTTTCAGTGTTTGTTTCCGACAAAAATCAAGAGAGGTCTCTTTAATGTATTCTTGATCGCCGACTTCATAACCGACTATCTTATCAAAATATTCCTTTACTTGCTCGGCCACCAGTTCGTCTTCATCCGACAACTCAGTGTGAATAATCGTATCCATCGTAGAAGAGGATGGGTGCCGGTCATATCTTGCACGGTAATCAATAGTCTTGCGCAGGAATACGCGCAAATACTCAAGCTCTAGAAAGCTTACATCTAGAACTTCAGTGATCTGGTCCGCAAAAGGACGATCTTCAAATATTAATTGTACTAACCCTTCTTGAAAAGTTTTTCCATACTTTCCGAAGTTTGCTTTCTCTGCTTGCATTACCCTCTCGTTTTATATAAGTATATCAAATCTGACCGTTTTGTCAAGCAGATCCGAAGATTAATTTCATGCGTTGTCAAGGCATTCCTTCTGAATCTTATTTAAGTGAGCTTGAAGATCTGCCCAATTTAGCTCACCAAATCCATCTGCGCGCATCATACCGATAACCTCGGTTTTATTAAATTCGCATTCAAAATTTTCGATTGATTCTTTAACGTAGGCTTTAGACTGGAATGACATTTGCGGAGAGTATAGCTGCATCATTCTGTAGTTGTGCTCGATCAAGCTCTTGCTCTCTGTAACGTTGCTAAAGAACTTCAAGTTGCTATCTGCGTTAGCGCAATACTCAACGATCTCATCGATGGTTGCAGTTTTTTCAACAGACAACATAGAACCTAAGCGCTTAGCGATGGTCTTGAAGCCTGCGCCCTTTACGCCTGGAAGGTTATCCGATGCATCACCAATGATTGCTCGGGCTAATGCCATATTGGTTGGGTGCACCCCAGTCTGCTCGATAATCCTCTTAGTATTTAAGAACTCGTCCTTTGTTGGGCGCCACAAGACTGTTTCCTCATCACAAACCTGCATAAAGTCTCTATCATTAGATACAATGATCTTTTGCCAACCATCGTAAGTTGATAGCTGTGTAATGTGAGCAATCACATCATCAGCCTCAATCTCTGGCAGCATGAACTGAATAACTGGCATTTCATTCATATACTCAATGACCCGACTTTGTTGCCAGATTTTGTTTTGTAACTCCTCATCATCTGTCAGATTATGAAAAGCTCTATTCAGCCGAATCGGTTTACGACCGGCCTTATAGTTCTTATCCATAGTCTTTCTCTTCTTAGAACCGTTGGGTCCGTCCCAGACTACGATAACATTATCCGGGCTAGTAGTCCGGACCAACTTTTGGAGGATTTTAATGAACCCCTTGAGTCCGCCGATCGGGTCTCCGTTGGTTGAGATACTTGGGTCTACAATGTAAGCCCTCAAATATGCATTCAATGCATCTACAATTAATACTCGTTTCATACTGCCATCCTTTGTTTGTTCATTGTATCACGATATTCTAATAATGCAAGCTCTTTGTGCTTGGCTTCGATCATAACGTCAAAATCATGACCGTAATCACTGAATGGATTACGAATCATATCTGAGTGTGCTTGAGGTTTGATCTTGGGGTTGTTGTGCTCGACAGAGCGTGACTCCGCGTAATGTACAACCGGCTTGATGTCACCCCACGTAGATAGGGCAAGCTCAAGTGCTTCTTGCTCGGACTGATCGCCCGGGTGCAACATGTGGTGGTGATAGTCAAAGACAATCGGGATGCCGATGCGCTTGTAAACACCGTCATACAATTCTTTGGTCGAGTACAACGAAGCCTTGTCATCGTTCTCGACTGTAAGGCGAGAGCGCACGTTGTCGGGTAGGCGTTCGAAGTTGCGACAGAAGTTGTCGAGAGCGAATGGCTTATCACCGTAGGCAGCACCAACATGAATATTGAGCTTGGCATAGGGCGTCTGCGGTAGACCGATGAGGTCGAACAAATCACCGTGCACCGACAAGTCAGTCTTGGTAAGATTGAATACACGCTCCTTGGGAGATGCAAGCTTGTTGAATGGACCCGGATGTGAGGTGATACGCATACCGTGCTCGCGAGCAAAGTTACCTGCGGACAATGCAGCCGCATGGATAGCACCGTAGTTCGGCATGTCAGTCAAGTCATACTCACTAGCCCATGGCACAATGTCTGATGACAGCCGATAGAAGTAGATGTCGTTTTCTAGATTCCACTCTAGAATCTTACGTAGATCACGTAGATTTTGAAGCGCAAGCTCCGAAGCATAGTCAATACCACGCTCTTGGAACGTGCGTTTGATCATAGTCCTGTTAGTTGTGATGCGCTGTGACTTGGGGCGGTTTGAGAACCCCATGTTGATGCAAGCATAGCCGTAGTTTCGCATGAATAACCCTCCTTAATTGATTATATCTTATTATAGCCAATCTCGGAGAGAAAGTCAAGTACTTTTTTATTCTTTTACTGGAACTGTCAGATCTTCTTGATCTTCATAATAAGCCTTTGCATCACCCTCACGCTTATCAAACTTCTGTACAATTTCTTCATCCATGATCTCAATAACACGAGAACGAAACTCTTTATCGCTCTTTATTAATTCAGTCCACTTCGACGGCTGGAACTTCTTTGTATAACCGTCTGGTGTTGATAGTGTGTACCAAGCGCCAGCAGAGGTTAAGCTTTCGGCTCCCTTGATTGCATCAAACCAACTTTCTTCGTCTCGGATTCCAATTTCGTCAGTACCCCACAGGATTCGGAAAGCACAAGAGCGACCCTGCGAACCAAAGCGAGACTTTTCAAGCTTAATCTTGACCTCGGACCCAATTCGGAAGCCCTTGTCGTCTTCAATAAACGAAGACTTTGCCTTTCGTCCTGTCAGCCAAATCCGCAATGAATAGGCATAGTGCATAGCCTTGCCACCGGGAGTAATATACGGCGTTGTCATTGCAACAATGCGCGCGTTTGGTCCCTGCGGGATATTTGTCTTCAATTGGTTGAGGACAATAAACGTTGCTTGCTTATCTGCCAGCGGGATTGTCAGCTTTGACATACCCTTGGCAAGAATACGAGCCTTTACTGCCATTGAGGACTGTGGATTGAAATCGCCTTCAACGTCCGAAACCGATGGAGTGAATGCCAACGAATCCCAGATTAAAACTAACTTTTCATCAGTAGCTCCAAGAAGCTCTTCGATAGTCTCCAAAACAAACTCGACAGAGGATGCTTGGACATACATTAAGCGGTCTAAATCACATCCAGAACGCTCCAAAAAACTTGGGTCGATTGCTGATTCAGAATCAAAATATACCACAAGCTTGCCCTGTTTCTGGGCGTTTGCGGCAATCTGTGCGGCCATATATGACTTACCAGTTGATTCAAGTCCTGCAATCTCTGTCACCTTCCCTACTGGGATACCGGCAACTCGACCCTTGCAGATGATTGAGTCCAACCAGCGCGAGCCAGTTGGAATCCACTCTTTAACTGACGTAGGGTTGTCGCCAGTTAGATCGTGTGCGACATTTCTGCCGGCTTTCTTATTTACAAGCGACATGAGATCCTGCATAGATACTCTGCCAGCTTTAGCTGTCTTCTTTTTAGGCATTCGCCCTCCTGTTAGTTATTCATTATGATACCACTATCCATTGGTGGTGTCAAGTGTTATTTATAGAGTTGCTATGATTTTGTCTAGATCTTTTGGATTTGTCAAACTAAGGTTTGACTTATTATAACGACCCTTGATTTTTACTGCGCACGTAAAACTAGTAGAGCTATTTTCACCTGACGATGGCTTGAAACGGAATCTTAGATCACAGGATAACCCCAAATCTTTAAACATGGGCACATCAACAAGTTTCTGTGCTTCTGGTTTTAAGGCGTACAATCCACGACCGTTAATTTGAATAAACGAATCGCCTTTGTCGCTATAGTAGCCAGCAATATGTGAGAAATCGAACGGGACTTTAATGTCGGTTTTGCCATCAAACCATAGTCCCTGCAGTTCTCTCTTTAGCTCGCCAGTGTTTAGCGAACGCTTAAGTCCAGCAATTTTTTCATTCTTGTCTCGGTTTAGGCGTGGGTCGTTAATGTTTGGAAACCGCGCGTTGGCATTGAGCCAGTCCAGCAGGTAGTTGTCGAACAAAGGCTTAAAAATACCTTCGTTTTTAAGATAACCCTCTGTGCGGCGGGGTTCCCATGTCCCGGCGGCCGTATTGAATTGGGCTTTAAATTGACCAAAATCGGCTGAGAGTGCTGTCTTTAGTTCCACGGTCATAACCGTTTGTCCGCCCTTGTTAATAGAGAGATCAGATCCGTGACCGAAGCCGGCTGTTTCAGCAGTAACTCCCATGTGACTATATCGCTGAGTAATTTCGTTTGCCAACTTCTCTTCAAAATCCATCCCAGCAGATGCAGCAGTTCGTTTCTTGGGCTTAACATATACGTAAACACTGCCGGCGCTGCGATCAACAAGCTCTAGGCGACCTATGCTGCTGCCCCCGCCGATAGGGTTGTGGGTAAATCCCAGTGGAGTAAGCATTTGAATCAATTTCTCCATTGTCTCCGAACGATGATCATCCAAAACTCTAATTTGGTTCTTAACAAGCTTGTAGTCATATCCCTCTGCCTCGATAGTGCGAAGGGTGCGCATTAAATTGTTCTCCGGAGAGTCTTTGGGAGCAGGGAGTGGTCCGTCTAGATCCTTTTCCATTTCAGGAGGTACGTCTATACCTTCTTTCAGAAACTTGCGCCAGTCTTTCATCAGTGGTTTCATATTCATTACCCCTTAATTAGTATCTCGGATGACTGTTTTTGTTTTTTAACGTAGCCTTCTTCGGCTTTCTTTTTCTTCTCTTCTTTTGAATATACATTAGTCATGCCATAAGACCACTCTGCCTCAACAATTTCATAATCTTTATACATATCTCTGATTTCTGGACAGTCATTATAGGACATTAGCCAGCCAGCTCTGTTTGTTAAGATACCGTGCAATCTTTCATGGTCAAACGAATCATGCAAGTTTCCGTCAACGCCGTACAGAGAATTCTGAGAACCCTTTAACATGTACGGCGGATCAAGATACAAGAAAGCTTTTGGATGGTAAAAGATAGCGTCTTCAAAGTCAGCGTAATCCACTCTAAATTTTTGTGCGTTAAAGTCTCGGAGTCTTTGTACGGAAGATTCAGTGAATCTTGCATAAGATGCTCTCTCGGACCAACCACCACTAAACGTAGCCCCAGAGAACCCGGACCTGTTGATGATGTAATATTTTGCTGCTCTCTCGTAGGAGAACATAAACGTTTCTATCTTCAGGTCTTCGCGATACTGGTGGAACGCCTCCTTAGAGCATCCTGTCACGGTGTCGCCGTTTCTAATCAGGTATTGTTCTCGGAGCTTCTCTACTTCATCAGCCAACTTATTGTTGTCACCACATAGACCCTGCCAAAACCATACAAGCTGTTTCATCTTATCGTAGCCAAATACTTGGATACCGCGATTAGCCAAAGCTAGCTCTATTGAGCCACCCCCGAAGAATGGCGAGCAAACTCGCTCGACACCTTCGGGGATGTGGGGTAGGATATGTTTGACGGCACGGGATTTGCCGCCAGGATATCGTAGTGGCGTCTTCACTTTGCGTTAACCACTCTTAGTTCCTTTTCAGCAGCGCGGACGTCAGTCTCACTAAGCAATTTACCCGCGTCCACATTAGTTATTTGACCCAAAGCATATACCTTATCAAAGATTGTCTTGCCAAGCCACGCATGCTGCTTGTTGATCTTATCAAATACTGCAACCTGCGCATCCCTAACTTTCGTAGGGGTTTTGGCGTCTGTTCTGAAGACATAGACGCTTGGACGAGTATCTTCACCTTCTGCTTTTCTTTCAACTTCACGACCGAAATCCTTATTCAAGCTGCCTCTTGTCGGAGCCCCTTGATAGATCTTGTAGTCCTCGTGTGTATACTCTTTCCTAGTCGCAGCCCACTTTGAGGCATCAATCTTAAAAGTGCCCTTTCCTGCTTCTAAAGCCTTGCGAACAAAATTTGCTCTAGCTTTTGGCTCTAAATAACCTTTAACTCCATTAGTTGATTGTTCAATTGTGTTGTATACTTCGCTAACATATTTTCTTATAGTGGTGCGCGTATTGTTCGTGTGCACCATACGATACACATGCGTGGCCAACCTTGTTTTGAAAGACTTGCTATGTTGTTTTGCAGGCGCTGGCTCATCAGCGATAAGATCCCGAATCAGCTTCTTTATGTCATTAGCACTTGAGGCATCCGCAGGGGGGTGATCATTCGCCATAGTTTGAAAGCTTTTCTTGTTCTTCATAATCAAACGAATCAAAGCTGCGTCTGTGACGATGAACAAGGGCACAGGAATCGACGATTGAACGTGACCGTTGGCTTCAAGCGTGCGCGCCAATACGATGCGGGTCACGCTATCTAATACACGACCGGTCCACTTAGAATTAGGCTCGTTATCTAGAACTGCCCATCCGGACTCCAAGATTCCGCGAGATTTTATTGATTCGTATTTCTTTTTATAGTTGTTTTCTGAAATCTCTCCAACACGCACCTGATCCAAAAACCACGTTGCGGAATCAAACAAGTCGGATGGCTTAGAATCCAATTCCGGGTGGTAAAAGTCGGAAGTATCCATTATACGTTCTTCAACTTTCCCATAAAATTTGTTTTTTGTATTTGTAAAAGCTTCGCCAGAGCGACAAGCTTCAATTAAATCGAACAGTAATTGTTCAGTTTTGTTAGATGGAATTGCCATCATATCCTCCTGTAAATTAAAAAAGCGGCAGACTTTAACCGGTCTGCCAGCGGCATGCTTAAAACGAAAATCTGGAATTTTTACCGGGGAAAAAATTTAGCAGATCGTCGATTTTCATTCTGCGGCTGTGTCTTCAGCCGCGGCTGTGTCTTCAGCCGGTGCGGCTGAATCAGCTGCGGTGTCTTCGTCCTTGTCTCCACATGCCATCAGTAGGCTAGCGGTAAGGATTGGTAAGATAAACTTCATTATTTCTCCTCTTATGAAAATCTTAAAAGCGGCAGACTTTTGACCGGTCTGCCAGCGGCTTTCTTCTGTCTTGTCTCAGTTCTTCTTGTTCTTCTTGCGCCGGCGATTACTACGCTTCTTTGGTGGCTTAAAATCTCCGAAGAAGGCAGTAAACTCTAACCCAAATGTTGGGTAGATAGTGAAAGGAACATCTGTCTGTGTGCCATTGGTCCGATTGATCGTCTGATCGCCAGGAACATGTAAATTCATAAATGCGCCAACCTGATAGCAGTTTCTCTTGGAACGGAACCCAACACTGGCTTGGGCGCGTGCGATGAAGGTATTCATCCTAAACTCGGCGCCATTCTCCTTAAGCCAGCTTTGAGAGCCAAAGCCCACACCAAGTCCGGCGAGAATGTGAACGTTGTTTGCTGACGTACCGATAAAATCGTAGTCTAACGTCATATTGGGGCTACTGTATCCGTTATCTCCAACGTGATACCACATGTGAGAGCCGAATCGTTGGTTCTTTCGCATATGCAAAACGCCATGCAAACCAAATCCGACATCGCCACCGGTCGTCTTAAATCCAGCAGATTTAACTACATCTGGAAACTCAAACGGGTGGTTTCCTGGCAGAACTATAGTACTAACCGTTGGTCCGATGCCCCACATGTAGGGTGTTCGGGCTGCTTCGGCGGTTGGGGCTGCTAAAAGCATAGCGAATATTGTTGGTATAATCTTCATTGGTTTCTCCTTCTTGATTACCTATATAATATACCATAGGTAAACGAGGATTGCAAGGTAGTTCTTGTCAAGGAATTGTCAAGGACTTAAAAAGCGGCAGACTTTTGACCGGTCTGCCAGCGGCTATTTGCTTACTACTCGCTTGTAGTGTTATCGGTACCACTGTTGGTGGTCTCCGTGGTGGTACCTTCATCATCAGCACCGGTGGTTGTTTCAGCAGTATTAGTGGTAGTAATCTCCTCTGACACTTCTACGGAAGTACTCTCTCCCGTTGTTTCGACGGCGCTAGAGGTTTCTCCCGCATCCGACACAACTTGTGGCTCGTAAGAGCAGGTACCGTAAGCAGTTGCGACGACTAAAACGCCACCCACAACACTCACTTGCACTCTCCATCGCGCCCACAGTGATTTCAATGATTCTAACATGATTATCTCCTTTTATTAGAAAATGTGGCAGACTATTTACACACCCGGTCTGCCATCGGTTCTCAAACCAACTATTTAGATCAGCCGTTCATTAGTTCATTAAATGCGCGATCAACCTCACTTGTTCCGTTGGAGGGACCGTACTTAGCTGTCTCAGATGAGCGGCTTTCAGCGGAAGTATTTCCAGAAAGCTGTGCATCGAGAATTGCGTCAACCTGCTCTGGACTAAGACGCTCAAAAAGAGTATCTACATCAGGCATACGATCGAGGAGGGCAGGGATCGCTTCCGTATCAGGCAGTAGTGTGGATGTGTTGCGACGCATCTTCAAGTTAGTTTGAGGATAGGCACCGGGCTTATTTGGCTTAGTATAAGTCAATGTAATATCGGTTCCAGACTGAAGATCTGTAATATCGCCGTACTCCGGGTCAAGGATGTAACCAAGAAGAAGCTCATAAGCTTTCTTTCCATAGCCATACATCTTAATTCCCTCGTCCTCTCGGCCGCGGACTACGACTGGTGAGAAATACCGTTGGCGCACAAAGAGACTCTTTGCAAGCTTCTTGCTTTCCTCATCGTTAGTTGCTACTCCTTCCTTCCACAAGGTCGAAGCAAATTCACAAATTGGGCAATGCTCTCCAAAGTTACGCTTTGGACACATGATACCTCCCTTGTGTTCACCCACATTATAATGGAAGTGGACTTCCTTAAGTGGGTCGCCATCCTTACCGGGCACGATACGAATATCAGTGTCCCCCTCGTCTGGCTTAAAGAAAACCGAAGTTCTCTGGTCGGGGTTATTGCCCCTTAGTGTTGCGAGCTTACGTCGCATTAGTTCCATATCAATTGTCATTTTAATCTCTCCTGATTATTTGGTTAAAGTATATTGAGCTTTCCTCAACATCTAGTTTAATACACTTGGGTTAGCTTGTCAAGTGTTTTTTTGGACTACGTTAGTATGGGCAACGCAGAACCCAAAGTCTGTTTGGTGTGGTGTTTCATAGACAGCATATGATACACGTCGGAATGTGTTTCTTGGCTTACTTTTGAGAATTTCAACAAGTCTTCGGTGTAGTGTACCATCTGTCTCTAGTGTTTCCTGATTTATACATATATAATAACATACATCCCGAGGGCTGTCAAGATTAAAAAACCATTTTTCTTCAAGATTCTTTGGATTAAGGGCTCCGTATGTTCGGATGCGATTAATCTCAAGTGGCTTGGAAACCATGCCGATTTCTGGCTCAGCGTGAGTGAAGTAATTTACGTAATGAATCATGGAAAAAATTGTATTGTTGATAGACTCATAATACTTCTTAATTGGAATATTGTCAAGTGATTTTTCTATTTCAAGATTAGAAATTATAGTTAACGACTTAAACAATCCTGATCGAGCGTACTCTTGAAGCACACCAAACACAGCATTTTCCACAAGCTTCGGCGTGCCAGTCAGGAGTTCCGAATCAGGCTTTATGTAGAATACTTCAATGTTCTTGTCTCTAATTTGTGATAAAATGCCCAAAGTATAGTTTGAACTATAAGAAGACCCCGTAATAATAACCTGAACATCATCAGACACCTCAGCAAAAAACTTGCTCAGTTCTGGAACGTTGGTTTCATAATCTTCTGGATTGTCAAAGCGCTTTAGTTTAAATTTCCGCTTTGAGGAACGCTTAACCGAACTATTCATGCTGTACACCTCGTAGTTGCTTGTCCCGCTGAATAGCTCTGCGATCTTAGAGGCCGCATTGCCAATGCCGATTACGGAGATCATATTTTCAACTCTTTAAGATTGTAATAATCCTTTCCGGCAGTGAGATTGCAAGGATACCCATCTTCAAAAATCTCTTTGATCTGTGGTATCAGTTTCCGGTCTTCATCGCAGTAGTCAATCACGATCTCATCGTGAACGATATGTGATATGTAGGAACTACAGTTATTGTTTGTCAGGAACCTGTCGATCTCTACCGACTTGGAGAGAACCCTGTCGGATGTGGTGCTTTGCAGCAAATAATTCAATGCTTTTCTTTCCTCTACTCGAATCTTTCGACCGTATGGTGTACTAATATAACCGTCGGCGTACCAGTTGTCAAGAACTTTCTTTCGATCATACTGCTCGCTCTTGATATCTTTTGATTTAGGATCATAGAGCCATGCAAAAAACCGCACCTTGCATTCCTCTCTGGAGATCTCTTGTTCAAAAAGATGGCGGCTGTTCCACTCATGGATATCAATCTCTGGCTGCTCTTCACCGCAAAGCTCAAGCAGTGTTCTAACCTCTGCTCCGTTGTAATCAAAGCAAACAAACAAATCATTCTGTGGCTTGACCATTTGTCGTAGTTCTTTCTTCAAAGTCAGAATCGGGAAAGAATCCGGACGTGTTGTCAGCCTACCGGTAACAGTGCCAAAGAGGTTGTAGTCAATCTGCCTATAGTTTGATAGCAGAAGTTTAGCTTTGTCTCGATCTCTTGAGGAGACCAGCAGATGACGGCAGTCTTGTGTAGATAAATTAAGATTTTGATATTTTATCTTATGCAGAAGCTTAGAAACATCGGATAGGTGCTTATAATTGTTAGGTCTTTCCCAGTTTTCTTTGACATGCTTTGTGACCTTGTTTTTGACTTCGCAAAATCGCATCAAGAAATCTTGAGGGATCATATCGAATATACAATGATCTCTCATGTTGACTTTTGCGATCTTGAAAGATTTTAGATAAGCCTCAAGTTTATTACGGCACTGCTTTAACTCGACTGCGTGCTCTTCTGGGCAGCATTCTTCCAATTCTAGACCGTTGACCCACAAGCCCACAAACTCTACATCTCTGTTTTCAAGAGAGCCTGTGTATTTCCATGTTGTTGTTAGGTTGTCAGGAATACTGTTGAAATGCAGCTGCCCCTCAACATACACTCCAATACATTCGGACTTATCGTCCAGTGTTTGAAAAATCATTAATAACTCGTCATAGCCTGTTTGATGCTGCTAGCAGAATATGCAAGACTTTGTTCTTGCCTATATTTTTTGCGTGCAGGTATAAGTACATTCTGATTATACGTGGCGGAATACCTTTTGTCAAATGGTTTATTAATAAATCTTTCAAAATGTGTTTCTACAATCGAATAATCATCTCGGAGTCTTAGATACTGAAGCGTATCTCTGATTAGATTTTTTCTTTGGTGTGTGTTCATCTCTACGTTTTCTTCGATTAGTCTCAGTTTCATATAAATCTTAGCCCAGTGATCCAATCCATAATGGAGGATAAGTTCGTTAACTGTATAGCTTGGTGGTTTTATGACCTTGTGAGTTACTCTTTTTCCGCATATGACTTGTTTTTTAAATCTTTTTCTTTTAACTATATTGTAAAGTTCCAACAGCTGTTTAGGCAAAAAGGTAAATCCGTCCGTGGATGCATGAGTAAACCCTATATTGAATAATTCCATGGACGATAAGTAGTATCGATTACGAACTATTTCAATTTCGGGCGCCTTAACATCACATATTATTCTCCATGGTATATTACGATCAATTATGAATCCGTGCTTGTTGCACGCATTAACAAAGAATGGCCAGTTCTTACTCTTCAGGAGCAACTCTACTTTTTCTTCGTCGTTACTATAATCTAAGTCAGCAATCTCAATTGCTAAGCCGCTACTCATTATTGAGTTGAGGTCACTTTTCATATAAGCAGAGCGGGTGAACGGTGTAGTTTTCATAGCAATCTTTGCTACCTTCATAAACTCGTCTAAAAAATGAGGAAAATCTTCTACCAGTATATTAGCTAACACAAATCGGCTTTTAATTTTATCAAACAATATTTCTTTGTATTCATCAAATCCACGGACTGGGCTCTCAAACGCTTTGTATGCCTTGAGTTCAGATAAATAAGGATCCTGCTTGCTAATCTGTCCATTTGTAGTACATCTTTGAAATTCTGAAGCCATTTGATTGAACAAATCTGCCACAAAGCTGAAGGCTTTTAGTGGCTGCTCAGAATTCGAGGATTGGAGAGGCTTAAGTCTAGAATCATACTTCAGAAAGATAGGGGAATGCCACATGTCAACTTTGCCATACAGTTTTTTTTCACCAATAGTAAAATCAATTAGATTTTTCTTATCGTTTCGCGCGTTTCTGGCGCGGATTTGATACAGACCCCTCTTATTGAATAAATCAGCTGTCTTTTCTTTATTTGATTCTGCGTAATATTGTGTCATTTTGTTCCTTTCTTATTTTGGATGTGTGCTTTTAATCAAAAACCAAGCATGGCACCAAAGCCTGGGAGTTCCACCTCTTCCTCTGGATCTGCTCTTAAACTAATGCTGCAGTTACGTGAGCGGGCATCGCCGGTGCCGGAACTGGCTTCTGCCATTTGGTTATCACGTTCAGAGGCTTCCCCATCAACTTGATTTACCCACTTGGTGTGTAGAACGGTGTTTGCTTTACCTTCAGCAAACTCATGTTCTGAGCGGATAATCATATAGTATCCACCAATACCAAGAGAAGTGAGTTTAAAGTTTTCATCTCCGGAGCCCTCTGGCGCAAAACCACGGGGGTCAATATAGATATATGTTCCTGGAAAGGTGTTGACGCTGGCGAACATATCTACTTGGGCATCATATGTAACTCTCAGTTGTTGCAGACCATCATATCCTGATTGTTCGAATCTAACTTCTGCTAGACCTTTTGTTTGTGTTTTTGTGAGCTTTATATTTTTAACCAGCCCTCGATCACGGCCGAGCATATAATGAAATATTCCAAATTTTTCTTCATCAGAAGCTTTTTCGCCTTTCATTAATTCTGTCGGCATGACACGACCAGCGAAGTAAACAAAGTAGTTATACTCATTGGAAACCGGCATGCTTGTTCTGGCACTATTGCTGGGTCCAGATGGATTTAGAACAGGCATTTCATAATCGTTTAGGCGCGCTCGGAAATTTGCTTTATTTCCGCCGTCTGCCAGCGATCCCGCCATTGCGCCGGCGATGCCCGCGACTTGGGCGGCGACGCCGGCGCCTGGAGCGGCGGCTTCTGCTGCGACCGTTTCTATGGAGGCGTTAGCGGCGCCGATGGCTGCTTCTGCTGCCGCCACCGCGGGAAGCGTAACTGGGTCATAGGTGGGGTGAGCACCATAACTGGATATAGCTGACTGGTTTAATCTAGTCTTTTGTTTCACACTATATCCAAAACATTGATCGTTGTTTAAGAAGTTTCTTATTAAATTATTAATAAGATCGTTTACAAATTTAGTTAAGTTATAAGTAACTTGATCCTTTTGAAGCATTTTGTTAGTCAACCACTCAACGAAGTATTTTACTGATATTGGACAGTCTCCCAGATTAACATGTATAGAAGTATGCCCATCGTGTGCTTGGGGATGTGTTAGCTCCATTGGACCAAGCATTATTCTTAGTCTTTTTAAATTCTTTTGAGCATTAAGAAGGTCTTTTCTTTTTGCCATCTTGTCCTCGCATGAGATCTGGGTGCCTTGAGGTTTATTGTCAAGTTCGTTGATGTTCTCTATCGTTTCAGATATTCCCGTTTCTATTTTTACAAGAATTAAGTCGATTAGGTCACTCAAATAGAAAAAAGACAAGTCAGCTTCGCGTGGATCGTTGCCCAGAAGAGCTGCTTGAATTTGGTTTTTCTCGGATTTGTTTGTCCCTGCTTGGGATTCCGCTCCGAAAGCTGTGCTCAATGCGCTGGCGACTCTGGTTTTCAGATATTCATTGTGCTGCGCATTTGAACGTATCGCAATAGCGTTGCTGCCCGCAAATTCATTATACGTCCTATGTGGTCCATATGACAAAAAGGAAGTTATTTTTTCGTAAGGCAAGTTAATGTAATATATTAAATCCTCTGTCATCATATCGCCGATCAGACTTGCAATCGCCTGTTCGGTCTCGCCCTTAACCTCACCGGCAAAATCTTCTTTTTGTTGGCTTATCTGGTCGGATGAGCAACCAGAACTGTTATAATGTTTCATCACTAATTGGCGATATATTCGATTTAACGCAATTGGGGCGGACGAGAAGACATTGAACATGGATTGATCAAAAAATTGTTCGATATAAGCTAAAAAATTTAAGTTGAATATAACTCTACCCATTTCATCTATTTCAAAATTGTGAACTGTGGGAGTCAAATTTAACGTAACAAAAGATTCAGACAGCGCTTCTCTCAGATCCTCGTGCATCGAACTCATCGCGTTGATAGGTTGAGAAAAGCCTACTTCTGCTTTTAATCTAAAGTTTAATTCTGATTTTTCTGTGTTTTCACTTAAAAGATCAAACGCTGGTGCACACGGAGAGGGGGTGTCAACTCCTTCCTCCATATCTTCGGAATCCGCTTCTGCTGTATTCCATGTTTTCATTGCTAAATCGCTATACTTGTATGTTGTCGGCTGCAGAGTGCCTTGGTCATCTACGTAGTGACTTGGGCGATCTCTTAAAATTTCAGACATCGTGTTAGCAAAGATTTTTAAATTAGCCTTTATACTTTTCTTAACAGCAAACGGATTGCTGCCATCATAAGTAAAATTAAAACTCTTTAATCCGGCGCCGACACCACGGGCAGCAGAATTTTTAAACATATCCAAATCTGCCGCACTAAAGTGTGACTCAAATTTAATTTCGACCTCTTGTTCTTTCCCTTCTTCATCAAATATCACTTTCCATAAGCGTATTTTTGGTTGTAAATTTGATAGTTCGTGATTTAACGCGTTGTAAAATCTTGTTAATTTTGGATTCTGGGTTAGTTTGTTTAAAAACCCATACGAACCCCCATCCATTAGTATGGTAGCATTGTTGTCAAGGCTTTTTACGTTTGCTGTGCTTTGGTAATACGGAAGTCTTTTAGTAGCAGGGGCTGGTTCGTTGCCTCGATCCAAATTGTTTATTTTGGATGCGGCAAAATCAGTGATGAAGCTCAATAAAAAACATTGCTCTTTAAACATCACGTTTGTAGCACCGGTGCCGATCATTGTTACGCCTAACTCTTCGAAAGGATTACCAACAGCGGCACGAGTTGCTTCGTCCGCCCAGTCATCGCCATCATCAAAAAGATTATACCAAGAATCGTCATCGGTGAAAGCGCCGGCAACTTCGCCGATAGCTTTACAAGTATCAATAATTACTTGTTGGTGTGCCTCCTTGATGTCACTATGGGAGTCCCTTATCTCTGCCAGGGTGCCTCCCACAAAAGAAGATATCGCGCTTAATAAGTTATTAAGCTTCATGTAAACATTTCCTTCAATAATCTCTGCTATCATTCTCTTAGCGAAGATCGCAGCGCCTGCATCAATACTGGTGGTTGTAGTGGTGGCGCGTTCAAGGCGCCCGGCTGCAATCCCCGATGCATGCGGAGTGAGCATCGCTAAAATAGAAGCTTGTTGAACAGTTACATTGTCTTCATCAAAACTACGAAACATTAAGTGCAATTGACGAAAGCGCTCTGCATCAGCAGAAAGTTTTTGAGAGAGTCTGTCGAGGAACCTGAGTAGCGGCGTCCACTTTTTAAACACCCGATGTTTTCCTTCGTTCTCATCACTGTGCGTCCATTGAGAATTAAATACTCCTTGTGATAGAGGTCCTCCGGTGCGTATTAGGGTCCACGGTTTGAGCTGTGATAGCATAGGAGACATGCCAGCGAGATTGCTGGTCCAATTTTCATTTGTCTGCCAGACGCCGGGTCCATCGCACATGCCGGCCGAAGCTTCTGAGAACGATCTTAAAACAAAATTTTCTGGAGTGTTGTTTCCCGCTATCGACTCATTTGGGTTATACGGCAGGACACCACCTTTAGTCCAACTCGTTAGGTTTGCATGGTTTGCATCCATAATGGAGTTCCAGCCGAGTTCTGGATCCCCGTCTCCCTCTAAGTGTCGAATATCCCCTGCGGTGAACAAGGAGTACGGCGCTTGATAAGTTGGTCCGTTTCGGAGATTGTACCCCTCAAAAATAGACTGGTCTGCTGCTTGTACATAATAACCCATCAGCGCCATAGTTGTTTCGAGTGTGGTGAGCCACCCATGTGGCCACATGGTTGAATATTGATAACCAGAGCTTGCTACACCGTCGGCGCCGGCTTCAGTGGCATGCCCAGCAGCACCCCAGGCTGCAGCCGCAACGGACGTGCCGCTCCAAACGCTCGGTCCTTCGGCTTCATAAGTGTAGGCATAGGAATCAACAAATATTCCAAAGTCTGGCACACTACGCGTAAAGGTCTTATCTAATTCTGATACCCAACTCCATTTTTTCGCGGTTGTCACATACGTATTATTGTCCGCTGGACCATACATCCCAGATCCTTGGAGGGAACTATCCTGCCAAAGATATTGCAAAACAGAATCGGTGGTGAGAAGCGATTCGTCTAATCTTTCCCGTTGGTCGCGCGAGGCATATTGATTCCAACCTTTGTCGGACGGATCAAACCACGTATTTCCGCCTGTGTGTATCGGAGCCACATATTGGTTAGATCTAACTGTTTGTAAATTTCCCAATCGGCGCTGCATGTACGGCTCTGAGCCGAGTTCCAACCACGGTTCTATATCGAGATCTGGAAATATATCATTAAGTGACGTTAGTACAGAATCCCGAGTGTCTCTGCAAACTTGTGATTTCTCTATAATATTGTTTGCAGCGGCGATGACTTTTGGTGCTTGAGATAGGACCGCGGCGGCGACTTTCTCGTTAATCTGCTTCCGTGCCTCAGCGATAACTTCGGCTGCAGCGGCTTGCTCAGCTGCTAATTCATTTGCAGCGCGTGCTGAAGCCGCGGCGGCGGCAGCTGCCTGGTCTTCACCAGTGCCAGTTCCGGCGGTGGCGGCAGCGGCAGCTGCGACTTCTGTACTGGATGCATTGCGGGAAACCGGGGCGGAGCCTGCCGAGGGCTCGATGATGCCAAAAAGAAACGGAACAAAAGATAATAGATACACCCACATATCCCAAAAACTTTCTGGATTTTGGATGAGTGGTTCTAATATTGCGCTAGCCACTACCACTAGTACGACCCCAGGATTTCTAAAGCTTCTTGCAGGTTTGTCGGAATTTGCAGCACGGTACCGTTTTGCACGTCAGCCTCTGTTGGGCGACCATTCCACCATGCTATGATCCACCAATATTTTGCTGTGCCGTAGTATTGGGCAGCTAGCTTATAATATCGATCTCCGTATTTCCACACATGAGAAACTGTGGGTGTCATGACTCTATCTGCGGTCGATGGATTATAGACCATAGGCGTGGCATAATGACGTAAGTTCTTGACACCGCGCTTTTCACGCAAGAATTTGTAGAATTCAGTATTATTGTTTACTATTTTTGATGATTTATATCTCGGCATCTTTTTCTCCTAACTGATAAAGTCTTCGAAGTTGTCTTCCATACCAGTATCCCGATATGTGTCAAGAGTCGAGCTACTGCCCCTAACCCCCGCTGATCTTAAAGCTTCATTGGTCGCATTGTTTACTTGTTGTGTGGCTCGACCGCGAACTGCAGACTTGATATAGTCGTTATCTTTATATTTGCCTTTTCGAATATCCTTATTAAAGCGCGCTTTGCCAAACATTCCAGCATAGCGAGCTTCAGCGTTAGCAATATCCTGATCGTGTTGCTCAACTTCTTCAGCCATCTCGTCCAAATTACCAGTTAATCGGTTATACGCCACTTCATTTTGGCGTGCCAAAACTGACGGGTCTGGGGCGCCCGTTGTACGGTCAAACCCATCATCACCATGTCTCGAAGCATCGTTAACACCATAAGGAAATAATTGATTTGCGAAGACTTGTGATCCAGCACCATCGTTAAACCACCCAAGCGTGTGCTCGTGGATTGCAGAAAAAGTCAAATTAACTTCAATCATTTTGGGCAAGATAGTACCTTGATTAATTTCAAATACACCGTGATCTGGGTTATCTAAATTGTGATTAACCGTGACGTTCTTGATGATCCCGAGAAGTCCCCCGTGATAATTTCCAGCTATTGTATTGCTACCTACGGAAGTGCTTGGCCACTCTCCACCGCCGCCGTCCTGCACATGTCTTTCAAATGTTCCCAAAGTACTATATACTGCCGCCTCACTGGCTCTGCCCCCATCTCCGCCGCCAATTGTACCGTCTGCATCACCAATCTGTGGTCGTGCTGCTAGTATGTTCATGATTCTCAACCTGACAAGAGGAGAATTAGAAATCGTCAGCGCATTTGTGACATCGGCTTGGTTGCCGGCTGTGGTAGACGAGCCATCTGTTGCGTAGGTAGGGTATAAGAAAGTTATTAGTCTTTGGACTCTGGCTAGATTTTCAAAAGACTCTCCCTCCGAGGCTGCGGGCACATTGAACGACAAGGTAATTTCTCTCTGTGTATTTTTGAACATGTGAATCGGATCAGAACGACCATAAACAGTTTCGGATGCCCAATCACAGTTATAAGTTTCGTTAAACGCGGTTATGAAAGCTTTGAAGGTAACGTCCTCTTCAGAAGGCACATGCTGGAAGGATATTGTCATACCCTTATTTGCCATGGCGTCCGAGCCATCTATAAAGTGAGGCATATGTCCGGATGCCATTCCGCCGGCAGCAGTTTTTGTTACAGATGCATTGTTGTTAACCATGTGGGGCTCAGCAATTGTTCTTGCACCTGGGTTTGCCGGGTCTTCTACAACAACACCAAATTTTTGTGAATCAAATACGGGTCTTTCTTGATTTTTCCAGTTTGTCTTACCCATTTATGTGTACTCCTTTACCGTAGATTAATTTAAAATACTAGCTACAGCATCCATTAATCCACCGGATGATTTAGCGTCTGTGCTAGTCTTAACTATTCTTTTATCCAAAACATCACCATCTAATTCCAAAGTAACATGAACATTAATTGGTCGACTGCTCTGATTGTTGGATGATCTTGTTGTATTTGTTGTAGAGGATGTATCAGCCACACCTCTCACGCCGACGGCTGTAGCGGCTTTGGCAGCGATTGCTGCAGCGTCTAAAGTAGCGGTCAGCATGATTGCTTTCGCAGTTGGGATGTCATCCATTGCTTCTGCTACGTTACGCAGCAAGTCTACAAGTCGGCTAATGCTGGTAACATTCATTTCTGCCATACCAGTTGCAAACGAAGCCATGGCTTCCAAGTCTCTTGTTGAAATCATCTTCAAGGCAAGTCCGAAAGCAAGCATCCCAAGACCAACAGCGCCAAAACCTACACCAGCCATCATTAAGAACGGTCCTGCGAGTGCCAATGCTCCGACTAATCCAATAAACGCTAGCGTCTTTTTAATGTCCATTGCTTCAAACATTACCCCTAATCCTTGACCCATTAATCCAATGCCGCTGGCAACGAGAAATATAGACCCAGCAACTGCGGCAATAAACAACGCAAAGACCCCAAGCCCAACGGCAACTACCGGGTTTGCCAACGCTATTCCAACTCCAACCATCGCTAAGGAGAATGCGGTTAACGCTGGTGCGCCAAAGTATAAAGCACCGCCCAAGGCTATTAAGGCTACAGACATTGCCAGCATTTGTTCAACAGAAAGCAAGCTAAACCCTGCTGCCATGAGTGCTAATCCGGCACCAACCAAGAACGTACCAATACCAAGAGGGACCATCGTGGTGGCGACCGCAGTTAGCCCTGCGCCGGCTCTCTCGCCAACTTTGCCAATTGCGTATAGTGCTGCAGCCATACCAAATAAAGCTAACACAACTTTTGATGGAGAGGATATTTGGAGTGCAATCGCGATGCCTGCAATCGCAAGGGCCATTAAGCCTAAAGCTACGTAGCCCGATCTTCGACCCATTGTCGCTGCTTTTTCGGCTGCGACACCGGCCATGGTAGCCGCGGCTTGGACTTGTTGAGCAACAGTCAAAGCAATCGTTACGGTTTTATAAGCCAACATGACCGCCATTCCAGCTTTAAGCGCACCACTATACTTAAGCATAAGCTCTGATATGATTCTCAGACCATCCATCATTGGTTCCACAAATTCTTCTATTAATTCTTGTCCAACAATCGCAAGCTGCTCTTGTGCGCTTTGGACATCTTCGGCGCGCTTACGTTGTTCAATGAGCGATTCGGCATTCTGGTTTTGGGCGCCTGATAGTGAGTCCATATCTCCAGCCATCATCAAGGCAAGGTCACTTACATCACCAAGACCAAGTGACTCTGTATAAAACTGCTTCTGATAATATGACATGTCGTCAAAGCTACCGACAGTGTTCATTATAGATTCTCTTAAAGTTTCGAATCTTGCTGCCGGATCTGTCTCCATCATCATATCCATGGCATTAACCATGTTGCCACCCATTGCTGCATTTAATTTACCAGCTTGTTCGGCGGCGCCTTCGAATGTATCAAATTTGTTTGTTAGAGATAGAACTTTGCCCATCTCCATACCAGTAATCTTAGATATTCTACCAAGATCTTTGAAAGCTTTAATACCCTGCTCACCAAATTTGGCTAATTGTGGTCCGGCCGCAGCAAACTCAGCGGCAAACTCAGCAGGCACACGACCAAGAGCACGTGCTGCCGACGCAAGTTCCTGTTGCGTGACTATAGCAGCCGATGCAGACTGTCCAAAAAACTTTGTTGAGTTCTGCATGCCTTTCGCAAAATCTGCCTGTGCAATGCCTTGCTCACCGAGTAAAGCGCTAGCTTGTGTAATTGAATCTCTTTGCGCTTGACCTAACATGGTGAAATCGGTCATTCCGGTTATAAGAGCAACCTGGGCGTCGCGAGCATCTTCCATGCTGACGCCATATTGGTTCATTTCTTTCCACTGGTTCGTGATTGACTCTGTGTATGCTGGACCCATTTGATAGTTGCGTTCGAAATCAGCAATCAGTTGGTCCATTTGGAATACGGTGGATTTTAAAATACTAAAAAGTTTACCGAAGCCTTTATCTGCTAAGCCGCTTACGGCGTTGTTCATTGCAGATAATTGTGAGCCAAGATCTCGCTCCAACATATCAGCGACGCGCAGAACCGCGCCACCAACCTTGTCTTCCATCAAGTTGCCGGTGCCTCTTATAGCAGCATCGTTGGCTTTCATTGCTGCTCTTTGTTTCTCTAAGCCTTCTGCTAAAACTTCATATCTTTTTTGGTCAGCTTCACTGAGTTCTTCACCAGCTTTGATTTTTTTGTCTAAATCCTTCAGCTCTTGCGCTGCCAGATCTAATCTAAGTTTTGCAGCTTCTCTACTGCGAATTTGATAAGTGTACAGGGTCTCTTCTTGATCGATGCTTTGGTTGAGCATCTCAAGGCGCGCTTGCATTGCGGCATTCGTTTCTGTTACTCGCTTAAACTTTTTGTCTAGGTAAGCTAATTCTTCTTCGTTTAGCTCACCGCGCTCCTTCATCATACCAACATGTTCAACGGTTAGTTCATTTAGTCGCTGCTGATCTTCTGGGGTTAATGCCATTTGTGTTCCCTCTTATAACTCTGCTTAAATAATTAGTTATAAAAGCAAAAAGACAGGGGTTAGCCTGTCTTTAAACTACTTGGAGGAGGTGGTTGGTTATGCTTTGATAACGTTTGCGAATTTGAGCCTCCGCCCTTATTCGCCCTCTCCATTATTTCTTTTTCTGTTTCTAATTGCTGAATTAATCTTTTAACGAACCACTCTCGTAGTCCGATTGGGAGGTTGTACGCTTCTGTGAACGACCAGCCTCCGTTATATTTTAGAAAGAAAAACTGCTCATATATGTTTTGCATATACTCATCGGTCAGGCCAAAAAAAGTCCGCAGTCAGCGGCACCTCCATGTCCTGCTCGTAATCACACTCTGCACACGCGAATGTTTGAGTCATATCGACATTTGGGGTTGCTATTTTATAGACCATTCTAAGATGTCTAGCATCCATGGACGGCATATTGTCGACAACATAATTTATATTAGGCTGTTCGGTATTACCGTTAACCGAAGTTACAATTTGTTTAAGCTGTCTTGTGACTGCGTTCTCATCTCTCCGTTTCTTTCTAGCGTTCTCGACCTGCTGCAGTAAAGCGCGCTCGTCGGCGCCATTTAAAAGACGGAAGCCAACTTCTACTTTAGATTTAGGTAACATGGTTGTAAATGTACCATCTTCGTTGCGTGTTGCGTCAGTACTCTTCAAATCTTGTCCGCTATAAACAAAAGTGTCGTTTAGATCGAACGAATATTCTTGCGTTTCCGAACATGACGGACAAGCAATCTTTGTGTTGTACTCGTTTCCATATCCTGAAACGCGTGCTGATATTAGAATAGCATTTCTGTCTCCAACCAACAAAGTATTTGGATCTACGTTCTTGTCAACAATAATACTAGATATTACCCTTTCCAAAGCAATTCCCTTTTTCAAGAGAGCCCTCGAAGTAAGGATATCTTCCTCTTTAGCGGTCATCTGCTTGACTTCAATTGTTTCCTGATCGTGCAAAGGATGGTTCGGTCCATAGAACGCACCCTTGGACGGAAGTTCTACGAACTCTGTAGGGACTACAAAAGAGAACGGATTATCGCCCTGATTTTGCGTCATTGCTTGCGGAGGGAGCGGTGCTGGCTCAGGAGTAGTATCACCCAGCCCCATCCGATCTTTATTTCTTGACAATATACACCTCTATTTGGTTGTCGTTATTAAACTTTGAAGAATTCGCTGCCACCAGAACCGGCCACTGCAACCGAAGGTCCAGCAGTCTCGACTCTTGCCCAGTCATACTTAAGAGTGACAGATAATTCTGTAAGATCATCGCCACCGTATTCAAGGTCACCGTACTTAACTTCAGTCATAAACGAGTTCCAAAGAGTCCAAGTCTCAAGGGGTTTTCCATTAGAATCAATCTGAGTAATAATGACTGTTCCGAGGGCGCCTGCAGCCTTAGCCTTAGACATCGATGAGAGAGCGTTAGTATCAGCGGGGGGAGCATATCCTGATTGTACCACAATGTCAGAAAGAGTTGCAGTCATATCTGGATCAACAGGATCAACGAGTGTGATAGCAACATCATTCCAAGTAACAGAACCGGGGTAATAGAATGTGTGGTTTAGGTATTTGTGCTCTGCAGCGGCAATTGCGAATGACGGTTTGCTGACTGTCTTAGCATACCACATCACAGCGCCACCAATGGCAGCGGCAACACCTTGAAACTCTACTGTAAATCTAAATTTTCTCTTTGGATCGTTGAGGGTGGTATCCTCTCCGAAGTTTGTTGACCAGAATGGCATAGCTAATTACTCCTGTTGATATTCTATTTTAATTAGTGTTGTGGGGGAGTTTTCCCCCACTTTAGTTTTAGTCATCGAACGATGCACCAGTTGATGCAATCACAAAGTCGATGGCAATGTACTCAATAGCACGGGCAGGCTTAATCATGATCTTAGCATACATGATGTTTTGATCGATTAGGTCTGGAGTTGTTGTGCTCTCATCGAGAATCAGCTTGTAATCAGTGATACCAAACTGAACCTTAACATTCGCGAGGAATGGTTCGATAAGTGCCTTGAATCGGTTCCAAGTCGCTTGAACATTCTGTTCGAAGAGAACTTGAGTTGACAGGACCGAAATCTGCTTCTTCAAGTAGATGACAAGTCGTCTGACATTGATTCTGTCGAGGGCCGAGGCTCTCTCTTGGAGGGTCTTCTGTCCGAACACCACGATACCACTTGATGGGAACGAGGCGATTGGGTTGATTCTAGCTTCATAGAGAGTATCGCGATCCTTAGATGTTAATCTCTCGGTGATTCCAGTAACTGGGATGCCAGCCGCGCCATCGGAAAGTCCGCCGCGGTTGAATCCCGCAGGAGCGAACCACACATCAGACTTAGCCTGAGAGCTACCAAGGACACCTGCCATCGCAACAGATGGTGGAATCCAAAGCATGCGACCAGTTTGTTCATCTCTTGTCTGCACCCATGGGTAGAATGTAGCACCGTAAGATGAATCAAGTTGTCTGTCTTTCAAGTTGTTAGCTGCGCTTTGGGCGCCGGAACCAACTCGGTCCTTCTTACTGCTTTGGTAAGACTCGTGTGCTGGTGTGTAGACGTTCTTAAGGTCGATTAGTGCTAATGCATCTGCTCTTTCCTCACAAACATTAATCATATGACCGGTCAGACCATCGAAAGTCAAGCCCGGAGCAGTCAACATATTCATGTCTATTGCTTCAGGATCTGCAACCGTATCGATTGCGCGCTTCCAAGTATTGTAGATGTAACTGTTAAGTTCTGTACTAGTTCCAGCAGTCATACCTGCGTTATAAACTGGATCTGGTTTTGTAATATCAAATCCATCGAATCCGCCCCAGAATGGTGCAGTGAATCTGTCATATCCCTTGATAAGAAGGTCAGTGTATGACGCACTTGTTACACTAAGCCCAGACTTGCGTGAGCCAGAGTTGTAGTACATTGTGCTGGTGCTAGAGAGTCGAACGTCGTCAAGCGAGAAGACGTAAGAGAACCCGTCAAGACCGGTAGCCCCTCCAACTGGATTGTCAGAAGCGGCTGCGTACAACATTCTATGGAAGCTAGCAACGCTAGCGTCAGGAATTGTTGAATCACTTGTTCTTGTGGTCGAGAATCCAAAGTACGCATTTGTTTGATCTGCTAGACCGCCATCAGATGCGGAGAGACGCAGTCTGTTTACCGGGAATTTGAAATGACCCTGAATGAAGGCATAATCATCTATGTCGCTTGGAATGATACCAGAACCTGTCAGGTTTTTAGTGCCCATTCCATATACGCCATTAATCTTTCCACTTGCACCAGTCAAGAACGTGTTAGTAGCCGGGAGACCGGTCCACGTAGTATCCTTAAATTTAGGAGGTCCGAAGTAACCGAACGGAAGCAGCGCTTCAAGTCCGCTTGCTCCGCCGTCAACCGCATCGTTCATCTCGACATAGACAAACTTAGACAAGTTGTCGTATTCTCCATATGTCTTAAGGCGTCTATTAGTTGAATCCCACTCAGCATATTTGTCACCGATTTTGCGAGCAATGTAATCCGGTGAGGATGGGTTCAAATTAAGGTTATCAAATCGCTCAAGCACCTGAACTTTAGAATCAGTATCTTTCAGAGAGCGAAGGACAACTGAGAACGTTCCATAAGGATTCGTCTTTGTATTAGACTGACGGATCTTTTCAATAGAAACTTTAACGTTTCTCTGAAGCCACTCGCCGTGTCCTCGACCTTTCAATCTGAAGAGCTTCTGTGACGCTGGAGGGTAATAGTCTCCGGGTGCGCCTTCATGCTGTCCGATAAACCAGCCGGCTTTCGCTTCTGGGCGCGGGTCGACACCTTCCATGTTGTGTGGACCAGTGGCCGCTGTATTTGCAATTGGAAGTAGAACACCATAAGATGCTGCACCAATTACATTGGTGCCACCACCGACAAGCGGGACTCCTGTTCCACCGGCAAAACTAGTCACCGTGCCGACACAATCATCACTTACGCCTGCAGCGGCGGTTTCAGTTATGGTTGTATTACCAGCGACACCAGCCTTGTTTTGCATCAAGCGTACAGTACCAAGTTCTTGGATCGCCTTAATGGTTCCGTTGTGACCGGTTGAGCCATTAATTGCTGCAACCAACCTTCCAGCGAGACCAATTGCTGATCCTGTGGCACTGATCTTTGGTCCAGTAGCTGTGGTCGCCGGCAGTGCACCGATCGCTGGTAAGGAGTCAGTAGCACCGATTGCACCAGACACAAAGGTATAAGTCTTTGAGGTACCCAAGTGATCAACAATTGTTAAAACTGAACCGGTTGAATCAGTATCTATGTCTGCTGAGGATCCCGTGGCGACTGCAGCCATTGCAACGCTACCTTCAGCGTGGACGCTGATTCCATCACGAAGTTCCTGTTCAAACGTCTCACCCAACCAATATGGTTTATAAGAATTCGCGGGGTAGAATGACCCAGGTGTAGTTGAAAGCTGTGGGTTGGTGTTGAACACCTTTCTAATGAAATTGTCTTGCGTATCATCAAACCCGAACTTAATCTTCTCAACAACAGTAGAGGATCCTGTTATGCTAGAGATCTCAACAGTAAACAAGTTGTTGCTATCTGATTTGATAACCGCACCAAGAGCAGCTGTAGTATTTGTGTATGCCGTACTGGTAGTGCCTCCAAGGGCTCCGGAGAGCCTGAAAGCACTTGAAGAGTTTGCATACAAAACAGCCGCCAAGCTTGCAGTCCCTAACGAGCCAACAGTTCTAAGTGCACTAGAAGACGGGAAAATCCACAGACCGTAAGCTCCACCGTTTTCTTTAAGGGTTGTTGCTAGGTTCTTAGTTGTCTTCCAACCGTTCTCGCCGGAGCCAACAGTATAGCTACTGTGCTGCTCACCGAGCAAACGCACAAACGTGAGGGGTGCGACATTTGCGTTCAGGAACGCTTTTGCTGCGTAGGTTCCGTACATCGGAGACTGGTAGTTTCCATCTCTGTAGATGTCTCCACCGCCATTACCTGGAACAGTAGAACCAAACATCTCTACGAATTGTGAATATGACTCAACCTTTACGGGAGTCATCGCTAGACCACGGGTAGCACGTCCAACGACGACCGGCCCTATTGCATTTGCTGACTTAGGAATGAATGAATTATCAATCTCGTTGATAAACACTCCGGGAGATACAAACTTAAAACTTTTAACTGACATATTATTGCCCCTCTTTAGAATAATCTTTGAATTGATGTCTCAATCATAAATTAAATAGTATTTTGCTTGTCGAAAGGATACACTACTTTTAATAAAAACGCTTTTCAGTTCCTGAAGTGCTTAATCTTCCCACAAATTGAAATTTCCGGGTGGCACTACAGACTCACTGGGGAACTGATATTCCACAAGATTTTCTTCTATGGTCGCAATTGGCGTATCTGGATTATCGCCATCCCCTATCAGATATCCTAAAACGTTAATGCTGATTTCAGTGCTGTACAGCCTGGAATCTTCACCTAATGAAGCTGCGTTGTTCGTTTGAGAAAAGCCTTGCTGTACGAATCCCTCATAAGAATGCCCATTCCTTGTCATAGTAAATGCGTTTATCTGTCCGGTGCGTGTAATGAAAGGAGTCGTCAATTGGTTGATTTGTTGTTGGTATTCAGTCTTAATCGTGATCTTGTATTCTAATTCTACGTATACAGGAATAGGAATCGACACTGTCTGAACGACTATCTTATGATTCTTTCGAGGAAAATATCTTTGTTTAGTACCTCCACTGTTGGTTCGTGTTCCTGAAGCCGCGGCGAAGTTTCTGGTCTTATCTGCAACAATTCTTTTTGCAATCACTATTCTGCCGGGTCGTCCATTCTTTTCTGATGAATACAGGTGTGCCTGGAACGATCCTTTCTTGGCTGGATCCTTT